TTCTGTCTACAGGCTTATACCCGGCGCGGTCCAAGATGTCCTGCGCTGCCTGAAGCTGCACATACTCTGATCGGGCCGAGTCAGCCAAGCCGGCTACCCGGTGGACAGCCATCAAGGCATTCACTCCCAATCTGCTGGTCACCGCCTCGCTCATGTAGCGCTGCACATGGGGCAGCTTAAGCGTCTTGAACGCGGTGGCTGTTCCTGACGGGCCGGGAGCGTATCCTGCCTTCTCTGCTGCTGCTGTTACCGTTCCGCCTTCTGCTACAAGCACATCAATCAGCGCTCTCTGTCTAGGCGTCAGTTTTCTGTCTACGAGTGCAGTCACCGTTGCGTCCTCTGCTGAACCCCCCCCTTACCCCCCCCTTGTGGGACAAGTGTCAAAGGCGTGTCAAGACCCCGCGCGAAGTACTCTGTGTCTGAGTGCGGGACAGGGGGCTTGGGGATAAGTTTTCCTCGCACTTACACCGCAGGGTACTTACGCCGAGAAGATTCGCCGACAACTGTAGCGAGAGCTTAGATGTCCCGCTCGGCGAATCCAATTTGTCAAGATATCTTCCGCACCAGTGACCGTGAAGAATCTTGACAAATTGCTCGGCGACCGTGGACCGGGAGTTGTAAGTCACAAGGAGGTAATCATGACCTACATCGACACATACAACTGGGAACTAGAGAACGAAGTGCTTCTCACGGAACAGGAGATAGAGGAGCTAACATGGTCACTAGGCGAGTGGCTAGACGCAAGTGAAGAGTTTCACGTCGTACAATAATCAACCCAACCAAGGAGAACTACCCATGACCAAGCGTAACACCAACACCGCAGCAACCGCAGCAGCCGAGAAGTTCGAGGCGATCAAGGACGACGGCGTTTCCCCGGCAGACATCGGGGAGGCGCTGGCTGTTCTGGCGGCAGCGTTCTACTCAGAGGGCATGCCGCAGGAGCGGTTCGACCCGGCCACCGGGGAAGTCTACCACCTGCAGGAAGTCAACGACACCGAGTTCCAGATGCAGTCGATGCTCAAGAACGTCGTGAGTAACGCCCAGTGGATGGCGGACAACGCAGCCCAACGTCGCGACAAGATGGTGAGGGACGCGCAAGAGCTTCAGCGCAACAGCCGTGGCAGCGACTGGGAGATTGCCAAGGCGAACCGTCTCGCAGACTGGCTGACCCGGTGCGTGACGGCGCAGGTTCCGGCGACCGAGGAGTTCGCGGCCATCACCAAGGCTTGCTACGAGCGGCTGACCGGGCAGGAGTACGCACCGTTCGTCAAGAATGGTAACGCCACATCCAAGTCGGAGGTCGCGAGCACAGCGCTGGAGGAGGCGCTCAAGGCGGCGAGCGGCAAGTAAGCTCAGAGGGGAGGGCGCAAGCTCTCCCCTTCTTTTTTTATTGCTCGGCGGACCGCTTGTGGCAGTCGTCGGATTGAGGGGGGCTTCACAGCCAGCCCCCCTCAAACTCCCCCCGGCCCAGCTTACACCACCAACGAACCAACAGGCGTGACTGTTGCACGGCTGGCTCCCGGCCAACCGGAAGGAAGGGAAGGAAGCCAAAGGGAACAGAAAAAAATCGCCAAAAACTTGAGCGCTAGCTAGTGACTAAGCGTTTTGGTTTTGAAAATTTCGAAAGGAAAATGTCCTTGGGACCGCAGAGAAAAAACAAAACTGTAAGCAAGAGCATCTGCTTTGCTCTTTGCCTGTACTCTTTCGCAACGGGGATGACCCTAGGTGCAGCAGGCTACATCGAAGACGACGGCTTCGGAGTATTCATCAACGGCTTGGGAGGCTTTCACATAACAACAATTAAATAATACTTGCGCATGTGCAGATCATATGCGTATAGTGTAAGCTCAACACAAACAAGGAGAAGAACATGCTAGACTTCGCGCACAAAGAGTGGGCTTTCGAAACAGAAACCAAACCTGTTTACGATGCGACCGGGGAAGAAATCTCTGGATACAGCTACATCTCGCGACCCGACACGGGTGTAATCTTGGGTGTGCATAAAGGACGCTACAAAAAAGTTGACCATGACACGGTGGTCAACTCAATGCTGGAGTCCATCACAAAAGCAAACGTATCAAAAGACTACGACCTCAAGGTTGAAGTCATTGAAGAGGGGCGAAAACTCCGGGGAGAATTGTTGTTCAATGACTTGGTTGTTGAGCCAAAAGTCGGAGACTATGCCAAGTTCAAGTATGAGTTCTTCAACTCTTACGATGGAAGCTGGGCGCTACAAACAAGAGCATCTGCCCTTTGCCTATGGTGCCTCAACGGGGCTACGACCCCGCACGATGTTGGCTCTTCCAAGTACAAGCACACGCAAAGATTGTCGATTGATGCAGTTGCGGCGCAGTCAGAGCTAGCTGTTGAGCATTTCTTTCACCGCAAAGAAACATGGCAGCAATATCTTAAAACAAAAATCGAACCGGCGCAGGTTGAGAACTTGTTCCGCAAGACGATTGTAAAGATGCCAAGCAAGCAACAGGAAGCACCTGTCAACAAGAAGCAGTTGGAAAATTTGCTTAATCAGTACAGCACTGAGGCCAGCAATTACGGACACAATATGTGGGCCTTGTACAACTGCATGACTTACTGGGCTACGCATACTGACCAACTGAAGAACCCGGCAGTCGCAAGGTACAATCGGGAAACGCAAATCAAAAGCGCAATGAACAGCAAGCAATGGCGCGAGCTGGAAAACTCATAAGGAGAAGAACCAATGACCAACCTAGTGGAGCATATCGTTACGACACTCTGTGAGAAGTACGGATACGACAGTGTCTCTGTAACGACGCGCGACGAATGTGTGATGGACAGCGTATCGCCAATGAGGACGATAACTTCTTGGGTCATCGAAGCAAGGGACGAATTCCAAAACAACGTCAGCTATGAACATCAGTGCGGCAATAAATCGGAATACTTCTATTGTGAGGAAGACTTAGAAAGGTGGGAAGAAAGGTATGAAACTCGCAACATGCGAGAGCTTGGCGTTCTTGCCGCACAAACCAACAACACCAAGCTCATTGGCGAACAGCTTGTTACCGCGCAAGCGCAAAAGTTTGCAGCAGAAATCATTGAGCAAGCGCTTAACGTAAGCAACATGCTCACAGATCAGAGAAGCAAAAGCGCATGAACTGGAATCAGATAGCTAACGAGATGGGGGTCAGCGCAAGCTGGCCCTCACAAATCCTGCTTTGGGCAGACATCTTTGCGGCGCATGACCCAAAGTTTGATAAAGAAAAGTTTATCAGGCGGGCATCAAAAGCATGGGAAGACAACTATGAGCCACCAGAAATCGACGACGATATTGTATTTTAGGACAACTAAAAAATGTCCTGAGTGTGATGGCATGGGTCAGATTGATTATGATGAAGCGGTTATCGACTTCGTTAATGGCGGATACTACCGGCAGCGAATCGAAACATGCCCTCTTTGTGAAGGCTATGGGGAGGTAGACGAATGACCTTTGAAACAATAGCAGACATCAATGCTGCAAAAGCAAAAGCTATTAGCTATTTGATTAAGCGTTGCTGCGAATCAGGAATGACTCAAAAAGAAACCGCATCCAAGCTTGGGTGCAGTATCTCTTTCGTTTCTCAGCAAGCTCAAAAATATTCAGTGAGGTTTAAAAACAAAGGAGGCAAGAAGAAGGGGTCGCCAGCAAAAAATAATATTCCCATCACAGTGCTTGGCCAAGACTTCCCATCTATCTCAGCGGCTGAACGATACCACGGCGCATCTCGCAGAAAAATTCTAAGGATGGCCCGCGAAACAAGTTGATGCGTTCATGACCTGCTGATATGGTTTGCGCATATGCAACCCGAGAGGCACCATGCGCATTAAAAGTTATCTGGAAATTTTGAAAAGCAAGTCAGAAGAACTGAACGTTCCGCTGCTGGATGCTTTCAAATGGAAAGACATATCGAACTCAACTTACTACCGGACCATAAACGGAGCTACAGAACTCAGCTACGATACAGCTTACAAAGTAAACTTGTCCCTGCATGAGCTTCATTCTCTGCGCAAGCATAGAGAAGAGTTAAAAGCCAAGTCTGAAAAGCTAAATGACTGAATGCGATACATGCAAAAGAGAAGCTAAGTTGTTTGTATCTCAGTTAAAAACTGAAACATCTCACACAATTCTCTGCTTGGAATGTTATGAATGCCAAACAAAAATAAAACAAAAGGAACCTACCATGAAAAGTGGTTTGTCAAATGGCTCCAATCAATCGGCATCGAAGCAAAACGTCAGCCACTCAGCGGCAGTTTGGGAGGAGAATATTCTGGAGACATCAAACTCAAACTCATGGGACGTGAACTGGTAGCGGAAGTAAAATACAGAGACGCTAGCAATTTCCCCAACCCATTCTCTGTTTTAGACAACAGAGACATAGCCCTCTACAAAAGAAAAAAGGGCAAGCCGCAAACACTGGTCATCATTCCCGGCGACCTGTTTGCACAAATCACACAAGGAGAAATAACCAATGACTCGACTGGAAACGCAGCAGCAAAAGATTCTTGAGCATCTGAAGTCTGGCAAAGCAATCACGCCAATGGAAGCGCTTAACAACTATGGATGTTTCCGCTTGGCCTCTGCCATTCACAGGCTGCGCAAACAATATCTAATAAACACTGACTTGGTAGTGGAAGACAGCGGCAAAACATATGCCTCTTACAGTCTGATTGCCTCTTCTGAAAATGCTCAGACATGAACTTGCGTTTAGTAGCCAGCGCAAATGTTGGCTTCGATGACTTCTGGATTGCCTATCCTCGCAAGGTTGCCAAAGGCGCTGCACGAAGGGCATTCACGCAAGCATTGAAGCTGGCATCTGCGGAAGAGATAATTGCTGGAGCGCAAACCTTTGCCCAGCATGTGCGCTCAGAGCAGACAGAACCCAAGTACATTCCGCACCCAGCGACTTGGCTTAACGGTGAGCGTTGGGATGATGAGCTTGAGTCTACCGGATGGGGTGAAATGAATGATTTTTGAGCAAAGAATGGCGCTTGTAAAAGCGTGGATGAAAGAAGAAATCATGCCACGCTTCAGCCCGCCAAGTGGACTAGACGCAAGTAAGCTTGCGATGGATATAGCCGAGGCTGTTAACAGTGCAGTTCCAAATGTAACCAACGAGCAGCACTTCAAGTACCTCCTAGAGCAAGTGCAAAAGAATATCTTGAAGTCTGCTCGAACCAGAGTGATGCCAACAGTAAAGGAATTTTCCGCAGCCTGCTCTAAGCTTGCTATTCCAGACGAGGCCAAAGTTAACGAAGGCTGGAAGCTCTGCCCCTACACAATAACAGAAAAGCAAGTGCGCAGCGACCAACCGATTGCAGCATACTGGCTTGAAGAACATCGCTTGGCAGAACTACTGGACAATACCAACTTGACAATGGAAGACATGAGGAAGTACACTGCACATATGCAATAAGGGAGGATTGCTATGGATAGAAAAGGTTTTATAGGCGGCTCAGACTGCGTTCAGATTATGCAGGGCAACTGGCTCGACCTTTGGAAAATCAAGACAGGCAGAGAAGAGCCTGAAGACTTGAGCAACAACATCGCAGTCCAGCTTGGAAGCCACACTGAATCCTTTAATCTCAAGTGGTTCGAAAAGGAAATGGATGTAAAGCTTGAGAACTTTCAGGCCCAACGCACCAATACAACATACTACAATGTGCCACTTCGCGCGACGGTAGACGCAACAATACAAGGTCAATCTGCAATCGTTGA